CTAAGTTTAAAAATAAAAAAAGATTTGGCTCACTAGGGACGAGCATTTATTCATAGATTGATTTGACTTGCAAGAATTATTTCACTCCCCAATCAGAAAGATTTCCATTGTCTCCTCGTCTGTCTCTTCCTTGCATCTTGATCGGCTTCTTGAAGATTGCTTGAAGTCGAGAAGCGCCAGCTTTATTTCGATTGAGCGCTTTATTGAATAGCTCTTCAGGAGTCAAGTTGGTCGTCATGACAATGCTCAACTTCCCTGCTGCCCATCGCTCGTAGATTCTTTGAATGATGTCAATGGTTGTGGCCTTGAACCACTCGGTCATATTAGCGCCTCCACCGATTCCGCCAAACTCATCGAAGAGAAGCAAGTCAGTGTTAGCAAGCCAATGATCAAGAGGATTGTCATCCTTGCCTTTAAAGGTTCGCTTGATCTGATCAATCAATTGAGTGTGAGTTGTGAACATGACTTTGTGGTCAGAGAATACAGCTTGCTTGGCCAAAGCATAAAGCAGTGAAGTCTTGCCATTGCCTGGACTTCCCCAAAGATAAAGACTTGGAGATACATCACCGCGCTGATCTTTGGGAGTGTTCATCCAAGTCACAAGATTCTTTACTCGCTCAAACTGCTCTTGAGTGTCGAACTCATACCGACCAAGATGCATCCCTATTGCATCATAGGGAAGCTGAAGGTCATTGAGCTTCTTGAGTCGTCTTCTTGGTCGCTCGCAGTATTTGCAGATTGTCGCGGTCCGGTTGCCAAGTGAACAAACTGAATAGATGAATCCTTCACCACAGCGCCCACAGTATGGAATCTCTTTAGTTTTGAAGAAAGCAGCTGCCGGATGGATCATTTCGTTCTCTTCGAGATTGTCATGGTTTAGATGCCTGAAGTCTTTGAACTCGACCTTTGGCTTCTCAGCCTTCGGCATATTTGCTCTTAATCGTTTGAACTCTTCTAAGTGTCGAGTGATCTTGTGAACTTCGCTTGCTAAACTTTTCATGATTTACTCCTTGTCAGTGTCAATGTCAGTTTGGTTATGAAGATTTATAATAAGATCATTTACATAATGATCTCCCCAAAGTTCAACGTTTGCAACTCCCCAATCATTAGCCATTCCATTACCAGCAGAAATCTCAATACACTCTTGGCCAAGTGAAGGGTTAATATATTGATATTTTATTGGAGTATTATTGGTCTTTATTGATAGTGACATAGTTTCTTTGTCACTCAGTGACATAGTTTTAATGTCACCCTGCGACATAGTTTTAATGTCACCCTGCGACATATCTTTAATGTCACCCTGTGACATAGTTTTAATGTCTTCAACCTTAAAGCTCGGTTTAGATTTAGCTTTGCTCTTATATCGTTTGATCTTAGTTGGCTGATATTCTTGAATGATCTTAATGTTCACTTTGACCGGTGGCGCTGTTCTCTTGGTCGCTTTAAAAACATCTCGCTCAATAAGATTAAGTTTCTCAAGTTGAGCAATGGCTTTTGTCACTGTTGCCTGAGTTGTTCCGCAAAGATCAGCAAGATCTCTCTGTGAAACAACCTTAAAACCGGTTGAGCTTTTCCAAGTCGACCAATCAACTCGGCTCAAGATGCCAATCAAGACAAGCTTTGCTGAAGCTGTTAAATCTCTTCTTCTCATTACTTGCTGGCTTAACTCATCCTTTAGAGCAAGGCCATTCTTCTGTGTAGTCATGTCAGTTCTCCCTTGTTGGATATATAGGTTAAAACAGTATCTAACATATTTTTTCTAATTTGACATCAATTTTATTTGACATCAAGTTTTTTTGACATTAAGTTGATGAAGTGTTAAATAATTAACCTGTTAGACAAGGAGACAATATGAAGTCAACAGCAAGAACAAGGTTGAAAGAATCAATCAAGTTAAAGGCACTCGCTGAGAGAGCTGACATTGATCCAGCATCTTTATCTCGTATCATTCACAATCGACAAAACTTAAGTCCTGAACTTGCTCAGAAGCTTGCTGATTGCGCTAATCAGCTAACAGGCAGTGAACAATTTAAACCAACTGATTTTCTATAAGGACCAACTGACATGGATACTAAGACACTATCAATCGCAATGCGAATCGAATTACACCGCGCCAAGTTTGCTGACATCTATAACGCTGAGAATGACGACCAAGAGCAAGAGCAAGATGACGTTGCTCAATACGAAGAAGAACTCAATGCAGAACTCGACAAAGAAGCTGCTCAATCACTAAACAACTAATCAAAGGAATACTGACATGACTCCAGACAAAAAACTCGCTCTAATTTGTGCCCTTCTTAATGATGAAAAGCTTAATAAAATCCAAAACAAGCTTTGGACTAAGCTTTGGGAAGCTCCACACAATTTTTGTTCTGACGAATGGAAACTTTTAACAGCTATTAAAAACGAAATCTTAAGAAGAAACTAATCAAAGGAAACACTGACATGACTCCAGACAAAACAATCAAAGACGACCTAATCGTTGGATGCTTCGCTCTACTTTTAATCATTCCGGTCATTTGGGTGGCAATCTCTCATGGTCAATTTGGATATGCTCCAGCTGATGAGTGTGCCAACATTATCAAGGATGGCATGAGCTACACTAAGAAAAAATACTTAATTAATGCCAAGCCAACCTATCCAAACATTCGTTCTTGGTGTGAGAAGAACCTTGATGATTGGAGACCAAAGGTAAGAAAAGCAATAAACTACAAAGAACCACCACATCAAAACTATCACTACTAATCAAAACAACTCAGGGAGAAAACACTATGTATAAATCAATCTATATTCCAAAAGACATCAACGAAGCCATTCAAATCGCTCAACTACTCGACAACAACAGCGCTCAAGATCTTGTCCGTTGTCATGCTGCCTTTGGTCATCACTTCAATGGCGATATTGGTCTTGTTCAAACTCAAAGCTTTTGTCTGCGCGGTAAGCCCTCACTTAATGCTGATGCTATGGCAGGTATTTGTCGCAACTCTGGCTTGGTCCGCTTCATGCGAATCTCATCTTGGACCGCTCAACAATGTACGATGGAGTTTGCTCGCACAGATGAACCGGCTGACATTGTCCATACTTTCGTTTATACAATCGAGATGGCTCAAGCTCAAGGACTTACAAACAATCGAAATTGGCGACAAATGCCCTTGCAGATGTTGCGCTCTCGTGTCTTGACTATGGGCCTTCGTGCTGTGTTCCCGGATGCTGTTAGCGGTATTTACTCAGCGGATGAGATTGCAGACAACACAAAGATGAGTGATGATGAACGAGCACAGATCAGCGCTGACTCACTCGGTGAAGAGATTCGTCCACCAGCACCACAACAGCAAGCGCCACAACGACAAGCGCCAAAGCAAGCTCCAAAGCAACCAGCACCAAAGCAAGAAGCACCAAAAAAAACTGAAGTGAAAACAGTTTGGTCCTTTGGGAGTGAGCAAGAGTTTTGGGAAGTGATTGACGAGCACAACATTTCAAGAGAGGAAGCTCAAGGTCGCTTGAATCGTCAAAAGCTTGATCCTGCTGACATGAATCCTGAAGAGTTGGAAGATGCTTTCTACAGCTTTATCAAACATGATGTCTTGAGACGAGCTTGGACTGATCTTCAAGATTGGTGGAAGCACGACAACGAAGAAGCGATTCAAGGTGTCCATGCTGGATTTGTTGCTCAATATCCTGAACTTGCTGATTGTCCGCCCAACATCTATGGTCCTCGAATTAGTGAGCCAGCCTATGCAGAGCTAGTCTCTGAATTGAATCGAGTACCTGAGCAGTATATGAACGAAGCTAAAAAACTTCTCACTTACATGAAGAAGAACGATTGGAACAAGGTCAATGAGTTCTTTGATCTATGCTTCAATGACTAAAGTCTCAACATTATTCTCTTTGAGATAGTGAAGTCCTGCGCCGCCCACTTTTGGACAATACACTCTGACTATTCCGCTGTGATGAATGGCCTTTGCACACATAAGGCAAGGATCACAGTTTACAATCAACCACTTCCCAAGAGTAGAATTACCGGTCCTTGTAGCGTTAAGGATAGCGTTCATTTCAGCGTGATGACATCCAATATCGTTTTGGGTTCCGCTGACAATGTTCTTGGTTATGCGTTTGCAAGTTGAGCCACCACAAAGCGCTTTGGTCGATCCTCTTGGTGTTCCATTGTAGCCTTCGCTTATGATCACATTCGTTTCCGGATCAACGATCACAGCACCAACTTTCCTTCTTGGACAAGGAGAGCTTGACGCTATGAGGTCACACTGCTTGATTCTTACTTGAAGATGTTTAGCCTTCATAAACACCACTAGCGAAGCTCATGGGAGTATCGACAAACTTAAGGTTTTTTTTTCCAAGCAATAATCTCATCTGAGCCTCGAGTCTAGCGTTTGACTCCATCAGCTGATTGAGCTTGATGTTGATGCTGTCCAACTGACTATCAACCTGAATAGACTTTGTTTCAAGTGTCGCAATCTGTTGCTTCATCCGGCCAAGCTCTTCGGACTTTTGGGCCTTGTCTTTGGTGGTTGAAAACCAAAAAGCAGCTAAAGCTAGAAGAGTCCCGATGTCTATTGGATTCATGCTGTCCATAATTACTTCCTTATGATGAAGAGTGTTGTTGCTGAAGCTGACACAATAGCAAGACCACCGGCAACATATAGAAGTATTTTATTATATCTTTCCGCTTCGCTCAATGCTGTTTCAGTTTGCTTCAATCTGTGCTCATAAGCTTGGATCAATTCAACCTGACTAGACTCACGATTTATCGCAATGTCCAACTGAGTCTTCATTCCATGCATACACTCTTTGACAGACTCTTCAATCGCCCATTGACAAAGATCTGTTGAGCTTTCAAGCGCTCCCTTAAGTCTCACAAAGTCATAAACTGACAAGGCCATCTTGATCGTTTTGATCTCATCACCTGGCTTCAGCTTCTCACCTTGAATGATCGGAATACCTTTTCCAAGCCAAATTGAAGTTGGTGGTATATCACTTAACGGAGCGATTGGAGTGAGGAAGACAATTATGCTTAAAAAAAAACTCATCGCTTAATCCTCACAAGTGATCGCTTTGAAGTTCTCAAGCGCTTTCCTTGTCTGATCATCACAGACTTTTTGACAATCAATAACAGCATCCCCAACTTTGGTGATCTTGCACTCGGTAAGCTGTTGATTGAGCTTCAGCGCTTTTTCTGTCGCTTGATTTTCCTTGACTATATAGTCAGCACAGACGACCGCCGGATCTTGATGTCCGAGCATATAGCCGACGACCAAAGCTAAAACGATACAAGCGCAAGCGATGACATAAGGGATTGAATCCCGGTTTGTTAATAGTTGTTCAATCATTTTAGCACTACATTAATCAAGTCATCATTTGCAAAATCTCCACTGTCAGGCCACGCTTTAGCAACAATCAAACCTATTTTTGTTACCCCTGTGCTTGATACTGATGAGCCATTAATAAATGCATCACTGCCATTTTGCGGTGCTGTCCCACTTAAGCGAGCCACACAACTTCCAAAAATGACAAGCGTACAAATATCATAAGTAACCTCAACACCATTTTCCAACACTGTTATTTGTCTGCAATTTTCAGCAACTCCAGCAAAAGCGCCGCTGGAGTACGGTTGAACTTTTCCTGCTTCTGAAAACTCTACTAGAGTATGATTTGTAACTGTATCTGTTCTTTTAATGTTAATTTTCATCTAACTTAACCTTTCTATAATTACTAAAATGTTTGAATCGCCCACATAGTATTTAGGCGCGTTAATGATTGAATGTTTATAAAACCCAACTTCATCATTAACGCTCGCATTAACGACACCAAGAATATTTTTTTGTTTTACATTTGCATTTCCAATTTGAAATCTAGGGCCGTAAGTAACTGAGTTGTCAGCATTACTCAGTTGTAGCTCTACAAATGAACTATCGGAGCTGTTCGGACCGACAACTAATTTTGCTGTAATTCGATAGACTCCAGCTGTCAAAAATCTAAAACCGTAAAACCAAATCGTGCCACCCCCGAAATTCTCCTCTAGCATGTCAATATCTGAATTATGTATAGCATTAATGAATACATCTCCTTGAGTTGAGTAATTCGAAAATCTATAAAATCTTGCTGGAGATGTCGGATAATTTAGTAAAATTGTAGTTGAATTAGTTGTAGCAGAAGTTACAGGCTCTGTATGTAAAGTCTCTTCATATTCGATTCCCTCAGCAGTTCTAGCAGTCCAATTTGCACCATCGTACGCAAGCAACTGTTTATTAGTTGGTGTTGTAACACTACTTATGTCATCAACATTTAAAACAATTTCACCTAAATTATTAGGTACCTTTGATGAAACATTTATATAGTTATGACTCATTACGCGCCCAACTTTCTTATTTCAATAAATCCGTATTGAGCTTGCCTATTTCCCTGAGCTGAAAGCGCGTTTATGTTTGTCGGTGCTGAGTTTAAACGAACCGAAAGAGTTATTGATGAAGCGCTTGATATATAACCAGAGCTACTTGACCCAATTGTTTCAGTACCATCTTTTACATTGCCTTGTGTGCCAAAAAAGCTAGTTCCATCATGCCAACGATAGGTCGCTTCCCCTGTTGATGAACTAAATGTAATACCTGCAACAGCATTACATAAATAAGTGCCTGCTGGTAAAGTTATACTATCTATCCACCCACTCCCTACCGTTGCGCTTACTCCATTGTAAACAACATTATAAAAATGTATATCGACATTATTCGCTAAAGCACTCCCACCCGTTGGATATGCTGTCGAGCTTCCATCACCCACAAATAAAACAGTTCCGATGCTAAACAAATTAGTATCATTATTTATCCATTTGCTAGATGCCGTATCATATTGAAGAACTTGATTATTAGACACGCTTGTAATGTTTACATCATTAAGATGTTCAACATTAACAGTGATTTCTCCAGCTGAGTTTGGACTTTGGCCTGCAACTTTAATCTTATTGTGACTCATTAGACAATCTCCCAAGCTGCCGGAGTGTTCCCGGTGGCAATTAATGTTATTGAGCTATATTGAGTATCAAGATCAATGGTTGTTTGGCCATCAATGGTCTCGCTTGCATTTCCATCAACAGTGATAGTTCCTGTACCCATGTTCTTGATTCTAATCTCTTTTCCAGCATCACCCGAAGCGCTAGCTGGTAGAGTCAAAGTAAATGTTCCTGTGCATGAATAATGATAGCTATACTGAGCACTTGAAGGATCCGCAGTGATTGCGCTGTACGTATAAACGCCAGGTGCTGATTCCGCCCCCCAAGATGTCGTTGAATGATCATACGTCAGAACATAGTTATCAATTCCTGCGCCTGCTGTGAAGCTCACATCACTCAAGTCATTAAGGCTCTCGCTAGTGATTCCACTAATGAAAGCGCTTGTTGTATTGTCCATCGCTGACAAGTCGAGTGAGCTGATATTGCTCGGAACAAGCGCCTTATCTGTCGCTGTGCCGGCTGTCGCTTCGGCATTGGTCGCAATCTCAATGACTCCGGCCACTGTCTCGCTTGCTGAGCTTGCTGTTGGTGCGGCTTCAGCTCCCCAAGTTGATGTTCCGTTGTCATAGGTCAGAACATAGTTGTCAATTCCGGCTCCGGCTGTGAATGATACATCACTTAGATCATTAAGGCTTTCGCTTGTGATGTCACTAATGAAAGCGCTTGTGGTGTTGTCCATTGCTGACAAATCGAGTGATGAAACGTTGCTTGGAACTAGCGCCTTATCTGTTGCTGTTCCTGCTGTCGCTTCCGCGTTCGTAGCAATCTCGATGATGCCTGCTGTTGTCTCGCTTGCTGGACTTCCACCGGGAACCGCTTCCGCGCCCCAAGAGCTAGTTCCGTTGTCATAAGTCAGAACATAGTTGTCAATCCCTGCGCCTGCTGTGAAGCTTACATCTGACAAGTCGTTCAAGCTCTCGCTTGTAATGTCACTAATGAAAGCGCTTGTTGTATTGTCCATCGCTGACAAATCGAGTGATGAGATATTGCTAGGAACGAGCGCTTTGTCGGTCGCTGTACCTGCTCCGGCTTCTGCGTTCGTTGCGATCTCAATGACTCCGGCCACTGTCTCGCTTGCTGCGCTTGCTGTTGGTGCTGCTTCAGCTCCCCAACTTGTCGTTGCGTTATCATAAGTCAGAACATAGTTGTCAATTCCTGCGCCTGCTGTGAAGCTCACATCACTCAGATCATTAAGGCTCTCGTTTGTGATGTTTGAAATGAATCCTGAATCATTGTCAAAGGTGCTTAGATCAATATGGCTAAGATTGGCAGGAGTCAGAATCTTATCATTAGCAGTCGCGCTTGTTGCTTCTGCATTTGTAGCAGTCTCTAAAATACCTGCTGTGCTGTGGCTTGCTGTTGGGATGTCACCGACAGTGATGAAAGCGCTTGTTGTGTTGTCCATTGCTGACAAATCGAGAGAACTGATATTGCTAGGAACCAAAGCTTTATCGGTCGCTGTACCTGCTCCGGCTTCTGCGTTCGTAGCAATCTCAATCACTCCAGCCACTGTTTCACTTGCCGGTGTTGCGCTTGGTACTGCTTCAGCTCCCCAAGTTGATGTTCCGTTGTCATAGGTCAGAACATAGTTGTCAATACCTGCTCCGGCTGTGAAGCTTACATCACTCAGATCATTAAGGCTCTCACCTGTGATGTCTGAAATAAAAGCGCTTGTTGTATTGTCCATCGCTGACAAGTCAAGTGAACTGATATTGCTTGGAACCAAAGCTTTGTCGGTCGCTGTGCCTGCTGTCGCTTCGGCATTGGTCGCGATCTCAATGACTCCAGCCACTGTCTCGCTTGCCGGTGTATCTGTATTATCAATCTTGTCGATCTTGCTATTGGTGATTGTGCCACCCATGTCTTCATTGATGAGCAAGTGATCACCGACAGCCCAAGTCTGCCCATAAATTGTGCCTGCTGTGTCGATGATATAGAAATCACCCTTCTCGGCATTTACTAAACTTGGAGTTCCTGCTGTCGCATTGAAAGCGCCTTTATATTCGAGGCCACCTGTGAAATCCAAAGTTGCAAAACTTACAGTTCCGGTCCCGTTGGTCTGGAGAACTTGATTTGCAGAACCATCGAGAGTTGGAAGACTGTACTCAGTCCCAACAGTGACACCACCAACAGTGATTGCGTTTGTGGTTGTGGCTCCTCTTGAAGTGACATCATCAAGATTATCAGTTCCTGCGCCACCGCCCGCGCTTGCAAATCCA